GTTTCTTTGAGTTTACTTTTACCGGGACAATTCATGACATCACATCTGGATCATTAACAACTCTTTCCGGTATTCCGACAACTGTTCCTCCGGTGCTTATTAATGCTGTATTTACAACGAATGTCGGTGAATCGCAAAGCCATTTGATAAATACTATTGAGTTTGATCTTCAAAATGAAGTTGTAATGTCACCTGATATTAACACATCGACGGGCGTACTTGCTGCAAAGATAGTCGGTAGGAACCCAGTTGGTAGTTTTGATCCGGAATATAATACAAGCTATGATTGGCTTGATCAGATTATATCGAATACGGAAGGTACGTTATCATTGACGATAGGTAGCGCTCAGTATAATAATTTGAGGATAACTTGCCCGGCAATACGTTTTTTAAGTATGGATCCGCTAGATCGAGAAGGTATTCGCGCGTTAACTGTACCTTTTGAAATGAATCGTTCATCCGGTAACGACGAAATCGTGCTGGATTGGTCAGATCTTTTGACGATTGATGTTAGCGATACAGTTACGATCGCTGAAGATATTGATGTATCAATTCCGGAATAAGGATAAAATGAAAACTGTAATTGACTTTGAATATAAAATTAAATGGCCGGCTGAGCTTGTTGAAGAGGCAAAATCATACGGTGGTTTCGCGCGTGGTACGCCGGAAGTAGGATCCCGTATAATAAAGCGCGTAGCCGCGCTAATAGTGCGTGGAATCAAAGATAATATAAAGTTGTCAAGAGGTGTGAGAGGTGGAAAATTAACACCGTTAGATAGAGATACTATACGAAAAAAACAAAATAAAGGATATCCGTATCCCATGAAACCGTTAAGGGCTAAAGGAATACTTTATCGCAGTATACATTATTTTAAAACAGGTCCGGCAGCCGGACAAATATCTATAAAGGCAATCGGAAAACCGAGTAGGCTTGATATTGCTGAATGGCAACAGACAGGGGAATACGGCGGACCTAAGCGTGTATTTTTTGGTATAAGTAAACAGACTCGTACCAATGTAAACGCTCTTATAAAGCGTGAATTTTTATCGATGATGCGCCGATCGAAAACAATAGCTCAAGGTAAAGCCCGAGGTGGTAAAGCCTTCAAAGCGTTGGATATTTGATCGTGCTAAAAAGGAGGTAACAATGATTAGGCCTATCAATGTAGGTGAAACGATCGAGTACGTTCTAAAAGATGACAAAGAAAACCCTACCACATGGATACTTTCAGTTCTTGATTCCCTAGTAAAAACGCGATTAAACGATTTAGGTATGGTATACAGATACAATCCTGACGCGCCTAAAGATTCTATTGCAGAAACTCGTATGAATATAGCTGAACAGGATCTTGAATTTGTACGATTCGGGTTAAAAGGGTTCAAGGATTTTAAATGCAAGAACGGATCAGAAGTACCGTTTAAAACCATCAAAAAGATACTCGGCAACACAGAATATGAAGTTGTATCTGATGAAACCATGAAATATATACCTCGTTCTGCGCTAACAGAATTGGCTAATAAGATCGCAGAAGAAAATTTGTTGACAGGAGCGGAAGAAAAAAACTAATCTTGGCGGTTTGGCTACCTCGGTTTCGGTTGGACTGCCAGAAGTGTACATTGATGCAGAAACGATCTCGGGGTTGCACGGCTGAAGCTGAGCAACCCTTTTTTATAGATATAAATGGAGAACGAGAAGAAATAAATGTATGCCCTATGAGGTTGATGACTCCTGAAACGGTTCGGATGATGCAATTTTATAGATATTACAAGCAAGGTTTTTTGCCGTCAATAGGAGGAATATTACAGCAGTCCGACATATTGCTAACAGCTTTTGAAATTATAGATAATGAAGTAGAAAAAATAAAGGAGCAAGACAATGCCGTCGCCCACAAATAACGATATTAAAATACGATTATCTTTTGTTGATCAGGCGACCGGTAAATTTAAGGCTGCTACTAAGGAACAGATTGCAGCGGCTAAAAAAGCCGGGATGGAAGTATCAAAGTCTGGGAAGTCAATAGAAACTTCTTACAACAAAGTAATTTTTTCACAACAACGACTTACGAATTCTAACAAAAAAGTAGTTGAATCTAGTAAGAAAGTGGCGCGCCAGTCGAAAAGAACTTCTCAAGAATATGTAAAACATGCTGGAAATATGCGTGGCGCTACAGGTGGGCTTACTCATTCAATAGGTAAATTACGTAATACATTACTCCTTGTTGCATTTGCATATCAGGGAATAAATAGACTTATAGTACCTGCAATAAAATTAGCTAGAGCTCAAGAAATGGCTGAACGAAAATTAGAAGCGGCATTATTGAATTCAGGTCTTGCATCTCAGGAACAAGTTAAAAATCTAAAAGAGCTTGCTAACGCTCAACAGAATTCTACTATATTTTCAAATGAACAGATCATAAATGCACAAGCACAGATGGCTACATTTAAACTTAATGCATTGCAAATAGCTGAAATGACGCCATTACTTTTAGATATGTCAACAGCTGTACAAAAACTTAGCGGAACGGAAGTTGATTTGCAGGCCGTGTCGATTGCATTTAGTAAAGGTGTTACTGGTCAAACTGGTGCACTTAGTAGATACGGAGTAGTATTAAGTGAAACAGCAAAAAAATCAGGCGATTTTTCCACAATAATGAAAGAAATAAAAGAGCAATATGAAGGGATTGCTAAAACTATTGGTCGAACTACGTTTGAAGGTCAAGTAAAAATGACTGCTAATGCTTTCGGAGATCTTCAGAAACAATGGGGTAATATAATAGTTCAATCTCCAGCTATACTCGCCGTTTTTGAGTTATACCGTGAAAGTTTATTTGAACAAACAGAAGAAATAAAAAGAGCGCGCGTTGCATCAAATAATTATGTTTCTGTATGGGATAGACTTGCTGCGGCAATCATAGGCGTTGCTGGATTCTTTCGAGTTTTTTGGAGAAGTTTTTTATTAGGAATACAGACTATTAAATGGGCGCTAATAAGTTTTGTTGAAGGAATATTACGGCTATTAATGAAAATTCCAGAGTTACGGGATAAATTAACAGGAATAACTAAAGATTTTATTGCATATAAAAAAGCCGCCATGGATGACATGATAGAGCAAGCACCTTCTGTACTTGCTGTTTGGGATGAAATGATGGCACAATATGAAAAATTCACAAATAAGACGAAAGAACTAGAGTATGTTACAAGTAGAACATTCCAAAGATTAAAACCCGTTATTTCAGAAGCATCTTTACGAGTTATAGAAAATATGGAAAAAATGAAAGAATCTTTCGATAGCACTATGGAATCTATGAAGAAAAGCGCTGAAAGCGCAACATCAGATATATTTTACGATACATTTATTGGTAATTCAGAAAAATTCTTAGTGTACTGGGAGAAATTTACGCAAGCGATACTTCGATCTTTCGCTAATATGCTTGCTGAAATGCTTATTAAAGGTATGGCATATAAAGCAATAATGGGCGCATTAGGATTAGTAAGCGCAGGTGCATCTACGGCAGGTGCAGCAGCCGGCTCGGCTATCACTGATTCTGCTGGCAGTTCTTTATCCAGTGGTTCACTTATGGATATGGGGCAAACGCTTCATACCGGCGGTGTAGTAAAACCAAAACGATACGGTAGCGGCGGCGTGGTTCCGGCATGGCTTGAAACCGGAGAAGGAGTAGTATCACGATCCGGAATGACAAATTTAGGCAAAAGAGGCCTTGATATGATCAATCGCGGACAATCGCCAGGCAGCGGCGGAACAGTAAATAATTATTATATAGATGCAATCGATGTAAGGACCTTTCGTGATTACATGGCGCAGAATCAGGATATAGCGATAACGGCTGTAAGCGGTGATTTTGATTCTAACGACATATTGCGAAAACGTATTAAGGGCGGGTTATGAGTTATAACGAAACATTGACATTGACTCCGGAATTTGGACTTGAAGAATCCATTGAGTTCAGGACGCTTAAAACTGAAATGGAAGACGGCAGTTTGCGTACCAGGGCGAAACGTAATTATGGTATGCGTAAGTATATGGTCAATGTTTTGTTTTATTCTAAGACAAGTATGGATGCCCTTTGGGATTTCTATATCGCACGACAAGGAAGATACGATCCGTTTCTTATAAAAATATACCATGAATATCAAGTAACTGATGAGGCTATTGCAACCGGAAATAGTTCCAATAAAGTATTTGTATTAGACGAGTTCCCGGTAGATACAACCGAAGGAACATTTACAATATATGTTGATGACATAGATATTACGTCTCATACCACACTTCAGAATAATTTTTTAGGTGAATATTCGACTATGACGATTGATATAGCGCCAGGTGAAGTAGCTATTACTGGCGATTACGAAATATATTTTTATATGCGATTCGCTAAAGACATAATGAAACGTGAACTATTTAATTACAATCTACTTAATGCTGGAGTAGAATTAATCGAAGCATCATGGATTGACTACAGGCCTAGGGGTAGTAATGAGAGTTTAATAATTATTTCAGTATCAGATAGTATAAGTATTTCAGATGTATTTGATTCAGTTAAAGGTACAGGCATTGTTTCCACTTATAATACTATAAGCATATCTACATATGTAAATATAACAATTTCTAAATTAGTAGATATATCTGATTCAATAACAATATCTGAATATACAGAAATATATTATACTAAAATTGGATTATATATATCTGATTCAATATCAATATCTGAAAATATAGACATGCATCCTTCTATAATTTTTGTAACTATAAGTGATTCAATATCAATATCTGAAAATTCAGATTCGTATGCACCTATTCTCGGAGTAGACATAAATGATTCTATTACGGTAACGCCATATAAACTTGTATTTCCTTTCTATGATCCTTCATGGGATGTTGAATATTTTGCATATAACGATTACGAACCAGATAATGCAAACCAAGTAAATTTATGGACTAAAATTGAATCCGGAACAAGCAATATTAATGTTAAGGATGATGTTGATTGCTTAAATAGTAAAAAATTAGATATATCTACGCGCAGCGGTCTAACAGACACAGCTTATTATTCTCATACAACAGGTTCGTATTGGGCTGATAATGTAGATAATTCTGCTGGATATGATATAGAAGCAAGAGTTAAGGTTAGAAAATCAGATTCTAATTCATGTCAAAGTATACTGGTAAAAGATGGTGACTATCATTTTATTTTACGGTTCAGTGATGAATTAGTATTTATACCTAATGCTTACGTAACAGCTGGTGGAGATCTTTCTTACGCCATTGATATGACAGATGAATATGTAGTTTTAAAAATCAATGTATCTGGAACGGCTGTTACAGTATATATTAATGGAACACTTAGGATATCTGGAACATTAAATTTAATTGTTACAACACCGATAGAACTTTTTTGGGGAGACACTTCTTCGGTTGATGGAAACAATGGTGAAACAGATTGGGATTATATCAGATATATTTGTAATTAAATAAAGGTAAGATATGAGCTATGATCACATATTAACGCTAACTCCGGAGTTTAAACTCGAAGAATCTATTGAGTTTAAAACACTATTGACTGAGTTACCGGATGGTGACATGCGTGCTCGCGCAAAATGGTCGCATGGATTAAGGAATTATACATTACAGCTATACGCTATTACAAAAAGTTCTATGGATACAATATGGGATTTCTTTATATCGCGCCGCGGTGCATGGGATCCGTTTCTTGTAAAAATACCTACTGAATATCAAGTGGTAGCAGAAGCTATTGGTACAGGTGATGGGACGGCTGTTGAGTTTATGCTTGATGAGTTTCCGGTAGATACATCTGCGACATTTACAATGTACGCAGATGGTACGGCAGTAACAGCTACACTCGCAAATGATTATACAGGTGAATTTTCTACCGTAACATTCGCATCAGCACCGGGCGCTGATGCCGTACTTACAGGAGATTATGAATTTTATTTTTATGTTAGTTTTGTAGATGATACATTTTCAAGAGAGCTGATAGCATATCAATTATTAAATGCTGGTATAAATCTTCGAGAAAACCGATGGGTTTGGTATAGACCGAGAGGTGGAAATCAAACACTTCTTAAGGTAAGTGTTTCAGATTCAATAAGTATAACATTTTCAGTAGCTTCGTCCGTAGCGGATATTGATACTTTTAATACTGTAACTATAACAGAATCAATAACAGTAGGTATGAAAATTTTTGATGTAAGTGTTTTTAATACTGTAACTATAACAGAATCAATAACGGTGAGTATAACATGAGAGATTTAACACAAGGCGTACAAGATCAACAGAATACCGACGCTACAAGGCCGGTAGATATTTACCAGATGCATCTCGGCGATCAAGATAATGTTGATGATGATACATTATTTTTTATAGCGCATCCGGACAAGTTAATGTTTTGGGATACTGAAGGAACAAAACAGGATTATATTCCTGTCGGTGTACGCAGGGGCCCGGTAAAACATAATCTCGAACTTGCAGTAGATTATTATAATCTCGCATATGATAATGTTGATCGTGCGATGTCTGCATTAATTGCTGGTGTAGATTTTAGGGGTAAACGTCTTATACTTAATACAGTATTTCTTGATCAGATGGAATCTCTAGATGATGCTATTTTAGTTTTCGACGGTATAATGGATAAACCAACTATGTACCAAGGAACTTTTTCTTTGCAAATAACATCAAGGATGAACCTGAAAATACGGTCAGGCAGGTTATATCAATTGATGTGCCAATGGATGTTTGGTGGAGACTCCTGCACTTTTAACCGTGCCGGAAGTAAAAAAACAGGTATCGTTGAAGCCGGATCAACATCATCGGTTATAGTAGATTCTTCCAGGTCAGAGGCAACTGATTATTGGAAACATGGATTAATAGAGATAACATCAGGCACTTTAAACGGTCAGAAACGCCGTGTGACGGCATACAACAGCACTTCTAAACAAATATCGGTTGATATAACATTCGAGTCAGTACCAAGCCATGACGTGACGTATGACATATACAGAGGATGTGATAAGACATTAAAATGGTGCAAGGACACATTAGAGAACGAAGCTAATTTCGGAGGATTTCATACACTTCCGATAGAACTGAATGAGGACTTATGAGAAATAAATTTCTTGAAAAATATATTGGGTTAGAATTCCTATTTGGCGGCCGTGATAAAAAAGGAATTGATTGTATAGGACTTGTTGCGAAATATCTTACCGATCAAGGATATCAACTTGAATTCGCACCCGAATGTAGTATTGAATGGATGGAGCAAGCCGATCCTAAATTTTGGCTAAAGCTTGTTAAAAGCTATGGCGAACCAATAGAGTTAAAGGATTTAGAAGAAAATGATATACTTTATTTTTTCTGGAAAAATGAAATCCACGCAGGCGTATACATAGGAGAAAATAAATTTCTTCATATATTCGAAGGAACTTCTTCAAAAATATCTCACCTGGATAAAAGTTGTAAAGAACGTATTTGTGCTATTATGCGTCCTTCTAAAACAAAAAAAAAAACTTTACCGCCAGCCGGTAGATCATTTTGGCAAGGCGTGGCTACTGCGGTAGGATATGTAGTAGGAGGCTTAGTTGGTTTTTATCTCGGCGGTGTAGCCGGCGCAGCATACGGCGCCATACTTGGCGGATCATTAATGTATTCGTTATTCGCTCCGGAGCCAGAGGGCCTCGACGATCCAGCATATGCACAATCCCCAAAGTATAGATTCGGTGATTTACGATTAACAAGATCAAATGAGATACCGTTACCATTGATATATGGATTGAATCGTGTTAGTGGAAATAGAATATATCATAGGATGACAGATGATAATAAAACAGCTTATCAATTAATCGGATTGTCTGAGGGCCCTATTGAATCAATAACCGATGTTGAAATAAATGAAGAAAATATAACTGAATTTTCAGGAACAAAAGCTACTAGTTATTTAGGTACATCTACTCAAAATGTCGATACAATAGCAACCGAAGATTCTGAAAAAATATGTTATGGATTAAGGTATTTAGCATATATAGCATGTACCTTTTACGCTTCAGCAAAACTCGGATCATTACCTAATAAAGTTACAGCAATAGTAACAGGAATGAAAATACAAACATGGGATACAACTTTAAGTTCTTGGACGAATTCATATTCATATTCAAACAATCCTGCAGCATGCATACGAGATTACCTTATCCGAGCACGTGAAAGAGGGGGTGCAGGGTTATCATCGTCAAACCTGAACGAAGATTCTTTCGGTGAAATATATGATTATTGCTCTGGACAAGTATCAGACGGCGCCGGAGGTTTTGAAAATAGATTCGAACTTAATTTTGTTATAGACGTTAAAAAAAGTATACTCGATAATCTTTCCGATATGGTATCTTCATTTGGCGGATATATTATTGTTACAGGCGCTACTATTAAATTAGGCGTCAAGAAGTCTGCAACAAGCGTACAGAGTTTTACCGATGGAACAGACGGGAATAAAGCTAATATCAAACTTGATTCATTCAATTATGCATATATACCTAAAGATAATCAGATTAATAAGGTTTCAGTCCAATATGTTGACATTGATCAAAGAGATACGAAACCGATTGCTACTGTGGATGATTTTGCTGATCAAGACGAACGCGGTATAGTTGAAAAAATATTTCCATTTTTTAGTATAGGTAGAATGTCACAAGCACTAAGGATGGCATGGCAGATACTTTACGATCTTAAAGTAAATCCAATAACATGTAATTTCGTTTCTGACATTACAGCTATGCATATTGAACCAGGAGACGTTTGCAAAATAACACATTTCCTTCCAGGATGGACTGATAAGCAAATACTGATTGCATCTATACAGGAAAAAGAAAATAACGAATATGATATTGAGGCAGTATCTTATAATTCAAGTATTTATAATGATCGATACGGGTCCGGAGTTCAAACTTATGATTACGGATCTCCGTTGAACATTTATGGCGCTCCGGTAGATATTACCGGGTTGGAAGTAACAAGTGATGGAGTAAATCTTGTGTTCATATGGGATCTTCCAGGCGATATAATAGATATACCGGTAAGATCATACGAGTTACGAGAAGGCGTAGATTGGGATTCGGCTACGGTAATAGCATCTGTAAGTCCTGATACTGTTTCATATAGACAACCTATCGCCGTAAGTGGTACAAGAACATTTCTTATCAAATCAAAGTCAATATATGGTAAATATTCTGATACTCCAGGAGAAGACAGTATAACAATAACCAAAGTAGCCGGGAAGAATATAATCCTTACAAATTATTTATGGACGCAAATCGCACAAGCCGGCGGAACTGCCGGTGCTGGATGCCAAACATTATATACAACTGGATATAGCTCATCATATTACAGAAAAGCTATAGGTGTTCAGACTAACACAACATGGGAAGAATTAGAAACCGCAAGTAAGACATGGGAAGAAATCGAATCCGAAAATTATGAATGGGATACTCCAACATTAGGCACAGAAGTAGAGTTTGAATTTGACGAAATAGATCTCGGTCAGACATATACAGCTATTGCTACATCTATTATAGCCAATTACGCCGGAACATCAACAGATGTAACGATAGAATGGAGATACGGAACGAGTCCTGGCCTTGCTGGCGCATATGCTACGTTTACTCCTGGTGAATATACATATAGATACATACAATTTAATATTAAAATAACTAATTCAGATCCAATTTCACCTAGCTACCTCGATGATTTACGATTTATCATAGATGTTTTTGATGTAACCGAACGCGGGAAAGATGTCACAGTAGCGACTCCTGCCGGTGGCACTGTAACATTTGACGAAGCTTTTAGCGCGACACCGGCCATTACTGTTACGACCCAAGGATCATCCGCATACTTTCCAATCGTAACAGCAAAATCAGCGAGTGCGTTTACTGTAAAGTTATACGATAAAGACGGCACTCAGCAAGCGGGTACGATAGATTGGATATCACGCGGATGGAGGGAGCCTGATTAATATGAATAAAGAAGAAACAATGAAACATATCATTGATACAATTAAAGAACAGTTACGAGTAAATGGTCTTGGCAAGATAGAATGGCCCAGTGTGGCTGACGCATTGTGGAAAGCAAATTTAAGATTTGTAAATAAGGAGAAAAGTGATGACTAAAGCAACATTCGATACAGATGGTCTTTCTGGCGCATTTGTCAAGTCTACAATGAACAACCAGCATTCGGCTGTTTTTCAGGGCGATAGTAGCGCGTTACGGCCACGGGCTCAAACGTCTGCAGACATGACGGTAGCAGTTGCGGCCGCTAATGTGGAGAGTTATTACAGGCAAGTATGGGTAGGAAGAACGTCTTTGACATACACAGGCGGTAATTCCGGAAACTTATCAGCTCCGTCCGCTAACCCTCGTATCGATATCCTTTACATAAATAATGCCGGCACGCTTACATGGCAAGAAGGAACGGAAGCCGCATCTCCTTCGGTGCCTGAATTTGTCGGGAATGGGATACCTATTTGCCTTATTTATGCCAGGACAACAATGACGAAGATCGTCAACTATGAGGATAAAGATTCTTTTCCTACACA